CTTTCGAGATTCTGCAAACGCTCTAGGGTTTCAAGGCGTTCCCCTAAAAGGGGAATCTCACAGGCGGGGTTTTCTGTCAAGTGTTCTTGTAAATTATTTTTGAGCCACGCTATATATTTCTGTTTGCATTCACTCTGATGCTTTAATACCCAGACACTTGAAGCGCAGTCTGTATCAATGCCCATGTCTTTTAAAAGCGAAAAATCATTCAAAACTCGTGCAAAATGTAAAGCTTTTTTCCACGGTTCTAGCTCTTTGGCATATAAATAATTTTCGCCATTGTTGCCGAAACTCCAGCAATAACGGATATACGGGTCTTTATCTTTAAGCTCAGAAAAATCTTCACGCGAAATCCAGCGGTTTTCATTTTTATATTTGCCGTCAATTGCATCATGAAAAAGCTGTAAAGGCATAGGATTTATGTCATTTAAGATAATCTTTTTATAGTGTTTATGAGCAAGCGCAAAATGTGTCATTGCGCAACCCCCGGCAAATAAATCATAAAAATTCTCTGCTGGCGGAAAAAGTTCAAAGATTTTATCTGCTATCTGTGATTTTGAACCCTTGTAAGGAATGCCGTATCTTTTAGCCATGCTGACTAATTTACAGACAGCAAAAATTGCAAGCTATTAAAAAAAAGCACGCTTTCGTTTTAAGAAAGCGTGCAAACCTTTGAGGAGGTGGCAGACCATGCCCTGCGGGAAAAACCCGCTAACAAAACGATAAAATTGACAGAGAATTTTGTCAATAATATTTTTGTACGCTCAAGCGTATTATTTTGATTCACCGTAAAAACTGCCAGCTTTGGCAAAGTTCCAGAATGTGCTCCAATCAAGACAGGCTAAGCCGAGCTGAATGCGGCAAAAATCATCTGCAAAAATCTCTAAGGCAGCCAGGTTATAAACGTATGTATCAAATGCATGATTCGGCATACCTTCTTTTGCTTTCCAAATTGTGCGTAAGTATTTATTTGTGCGTTTGTCGTACTCTTCCATCTTGTTTTCAGCTTCAAACATTCTGAAATAATCATCATGAAAATCGTCCGGAAAGTTTGCATACCAGTCAGGCTGCAAACTGCCTTCGTCCCATTGCATTGTATTGAGCATCATGCTGATGCGGTCTTTGAGTTTTGTTGTATTTATGTGATAAGCCTGACCTAGACCGATGTTCTGCAAAGTTGCACGCGCAAACAGCTTGTAAGTTTCACCTCCGGCAATATAATCTGCACCTTTACAGGCATAAACACGGCTTGAGTAACGAAGGCAGAAAGAATAAACGTAGTCGGTATAATGACCTGAGTCCACAAGGCAGATGGCAATACGATAAAACTTGCCGTCTTTGGATGTAAAAACTGTGTTGTCGATATAATCTGCAAGCTTGTCCCAGACACCATTGAATGTTTCTGTAGGGCCGTCGATGCTGAAAAAATCAAGCGTCCATGTTACGCCACGGTCTCCGTAACCCTTAACATCAACAAAAAGCCGGTCTTTTTGAACGTCAACAGAAGCGCAGACAATAAGAATCGGGCTGCCGGCTTCTTTGGTTGCAATGTCATTCGGTATAGATTTGCGGATAAAGCCCCAGCGTTTATGAAGCATTGCTTTTTCATAACGAATCTGTTCATTTTGTTCCTTGAAGGGTAGACCCTGCTTCAAATTTCTGAAAGCGCGGTAAGCTTCTTTGTCGCGGACGCGGTTATTCTGAATGTCCCAGCACTTTGCCCAAAGTGCAACCATATCTTCCCAAGAGAACATGCCCGGCGGGTTGTAAATTGGCGAAATATGAAAAGATTCTGTAGCTATTGCAGAAGCCTGAGCTGTTGCACGCCATTCACCGCGCGGCATAATGTCGGCTTTGTCATAGTTTTTCATAACGCCGCCGCAATGCGGGCATTTATAGCCGACTGTCTCAAGAATCGGCATAAAGTTTTCATCGTTCTGCCAGACTATACCACCAATCTGATTATGAGAATCATCCCAGATAGCCCATTGAAGCTCTTGCATTTCACCGCAAAATTTACACGGTACAAAATACTTCTGCTGGTCTCCTTCAAGATAAAGCTTGTAAATTTTGCTTGTCTGTTCGATTGTTGGCGTTGATCCGAAATAGAGCTTGCGAATTGAAGCGTAAGCGTCTGAACGTGCTTCTACAAGGTCTTGTATTGTACCTTCTCCGCGCAGTTTGTCAGGCATACCGTCAATTTCGTCGACAAGAATGCACTTGTAAGAAAAGTTTCTGAATCTGTTAGGGCTTTTGCCGCCAACTGCATGAAGATAACCGCCTGGATATTCTTTTTTAAGCGATGTATCGCCTGTATTTCGCGACCCGGCAGCCTTTTTTGTCTGAGCATAAATAAGTTTTCGCGCACCGGCCCCGTCAATCATATGGTCAATTTTAGTGTTCATAGCTGTTTTAGCCATATCTTCATCGGTTAAGACAAAAAGCTGCGAGGCCGGATTTGACATTATGTTATAAAGCATAATGCTTTCAAGAATTCCAGTTGTTGCGCCAAGCTGATTGCCCTTCATAACAACAATGCGATGAGCCGGATTGTCGGGCGCGAATGCGTCAACAATTTTTTTAAAATACGGGAAACGCTCATAAGAAAAACGGCCCGGAAAAGGCGTAAGTTCACGGTCGATATAGCGCACGCGCTCTGCAAAAAGATGCGGCAATTCATAGCTTCGTTTTGATGTGAGAAGAGAAAATTGTTTTTGTAAATATTCTAAATCGCTATCAAGTGCAAGATTGCCGTAAATATTCATGCTTTAGTAATCTCCTAAAATTTCCCCCAGGTTTTCAATAAGCTGCCGATTCTGACTTAAAACTGTTATTACTTGATTTGATTCCATACCGTTTACTGCTTCAAGGTATTTTATAGACACTTCGTTTATGTCGCTGATTTTGTACAAGATTTCACGCGCCTGCTGCATTTCGTCAAATGTATCTTTTGGTTTTTCCACAATTTATCCCCTTGTTTAAAACTCAGGCTCTGCATAAATGCAATGCCCGTAAACACGGTGACGTTCATCAAGTGTCTGAGGGTTGTCAGGATTTGACGGCTGGACGTTGATTGATTCAGGGCGGCTATATCCAGGAATGAGATTTTTTATCCAGTCATTCTCGTAGATGAAATTTTTTATTGTGACGAATTGCGCTGTAAGAGTATCAAGACTTTGTTGACCTAAGCAAAATGCCGGTGTGCCATACATGATTAAATGCCGTTTTGTTGAAATGATATTTTGCAGCAAAAATGCTACTGTTCCGGCAACTTCTCCTCCTAAGCTCCAGCCGACAAAATACCACACATAATCTTGGCCGTAGGGTAGTTTTCCGTTTGTGTAATCAGCATAAATGTAATCAAACAAAGCTTTTGCCTGAAGATAGACACCTAACGGCACAATTATCTTTTTTTTGCCCACTTTTACGGTCTTCGGAATAAACAGCCAGTTGAAAAACCAATCTTTGAGAGTTTTTGTTTCCTGGCACTCTATGTAAATTCTTCTTGCGCTGTTATCGATACGATAACGCCAGTTAACCCCTGTTTTGGGGTCTTCGTAATAATCACGAGCAAGTTGCAGCTCGTTAAACAAGTCTAAATATTTCATTCTCTATCCTTACTCAATCTTGCCGTGAATCAAAACAGCCTTTTCGATTAAAACACAAGTAGCAAGCATTGATTGCGCTGCTTTTATTGCTTTCTCGTACATTTCTATCCAGGCAAGAGCTGCAGGTTCATCTGCTTTAATCATTGCCCATAAACGCTCTTTGGCTGCATCTGCATCTTCAACGCTGTCGCTGACTTTCTCAATCTCTTTTTGTATAAAAGCAAAAGCCTCGTAATCAGAATTAAAAGGCTTTTCGGTCTCTGCAAGTGTTTTAAGCTCTTTATTTATTAGCTTATCAAGTTCTTTGCGCTCGAACATTCTGTCCTCCTTGTTTTTTGTACGCTTGAGCGTACATCATTGGTATTTATAACGGCTGTGATAACCGTCAGTTTGCTTTGATAATCTGCAAAAAACTTTAGAATGCGCTCCATTTCTTGTTTTGTAACCGCAAGCCCGGCCTGTTCTGCAAAAAGCTCTGTAAGCTCTTCTAAAATCTTTTCTTTGGTTTTCAGTTTCTTCATGGTGTGCCCTTAAAAATCAAAATCAAAAGACTGTTGCATCATGGGCTGGTTTTTGCCCAAGATAAAATCGCAAATCCAGTTGCGTGCGTAATCTGTTGACATAAGACTGCGCTCTTTGCCGCATATACCGGCTGTATCGCTGCCTTTTGTGTCCCAGACGTTACGCACTTCTTTATCCCGTTGCTCTGAAAAGCCGTGCGTCGGCTCGCAATTAAAAAACCAGTAAGCGGTCGGTTTTCTGTAATAATCGCCACGCAGGCTGCGGTTTTTGTCAACGATTGACGGCGATTTAAGAAAGGCCGAAAGGAATTGAAGGGAAGAGGCAGGGTTTTCTATCACGATGCGCAAATTGCGCTTAAAACATACGCCGACAAACTGTATAAACAAATCAAAAAATTTTGCACGTTTTCCTGAACGCTCTAAAATCTTTTCGATTTTCTGCAAGGTGTTCAAATTCTGATAATTTTTGTTTGAAAGTCTAAAAAGATTTTGAGAAGCCTCGCAGAAATATATGCACGGAAAAAATGCAATAATCAAATCATCAGGTGTTATGCTATCAAACACGGTTTGCCCCCCCC